TACGAATATCCCAATGGCTCCATCATTGCTGTGGCTGGCATGTATAACGCCGATAAGATTCAATCCTCCGAGTGGGACATGGCCTACGTGCAAGAGGCGACGGAGCTTGATATCAACGACTGGGAAGTGCTGACCAAGTGCCTGCGTAACAAGCAAATGCCCTACCAGCAGTTGATTGCAGACTGCAATCCCTCGTACCCAACGCACTGGCTCAAAGAACGCTGTGACCGCGGCGCGACGCTGATGCTGGAAAGCAGGCACAAGGATAACCCGAGTTTTACCGGCGCGGATATGGCAGTGCTGGAGGCGCTGACCGGTATCCGTTATTCGCGGTTGTGTAAGGGACTGTGGGCAAGCGCCGAGGGCATGGTGTACCAGGATGAGTGGAACCCGGCGGTACACCTCATCTACCGTTCCCAGGTAGAGATACTCCCCTTGTGGCCGCGCTACTGGGTAATTGACTGGGGCTTTCGTAATCCATTCGTATGGCAGGCGTGGGCGCAAGATCACGATGGGACGCTGTACCGTTACCGCGAAATCTACAAGACGGGCGTGATCGTAGAAGATCACGCCCGTCAGATCATGGAGGTGACCGCCGGGGAGCCGCGTCCAGTAGCCATTATCTGTGATCATGACATTGAGGACCGCATGACGTTTGAACGGCACACCGGGCTCAGCACGATACCGGCATCGAAGGCGATCAGCACGGGTATCCAGGCCGTGCAAGCGCGCTTGCGGGTTGGGCGCAACGGACGGGCTGGCATGTACTTTTTGCGTGATAGCTTAGTTGAGCAGGATACCGAGCTTGCTAAGCAGCACTTGCCCACAAGTACCGAGACCGAGTTTGAGTGCTACGAATGGGATACCACCAATGGCCGCAAGGTGAGTGAGGTACCGGTGGATAAGCATAACCACGGCCAAGACTGCAACCGCTACTTAGCGATGCATGTCGATAACCCCGCTGGGAGCATACAGCCGTTAGACGACGAAACAGCCGAGGCCCTGCGCGGCTTTGTAGGATATTAGCGATGGGATTTATAAGTACTATGATCAATGCACTCACCGCCGGCTACACGTCCGCCCGCCGCGTCTTTGAAGACCCGAGCATGGCACATCAAGAGGGGCTCTACGTCAATCAGCATGGCGCGTACCAACTGCTGTGGGCCTACTACAATAACTCCATGTTTGAGCGCGTGGCAGGCGTCCTGTCCGGCAACTTCAACATGCAGTGGCAAGTCGCGGCCAACGGCTGGGCCGCTTATAAGATGAACTACAACCTCTACCGCAATATCAGGATGATCTACAATCCCACACGCCGCCTCGTCGATTTCTACGCCGGGCAAATCTACCCAGGCGTTCTCTCAGAAGACGGCGGTCCCCTGCCGGACGGTGTGCAACTGGCGATCCCGTTCTCCAAAGATACGAGTACCACACTGAAGCTGGCCGTCGCGCAGTTCTGGCAGTGGAGCAACTGGCAAGCGCGTAAGGCCATTCAAATCCGGTACGGCGCGGCGCTCGGGAATGTGCTGATTGAAATCTGCGACGACGTGGACAATGGCACGATCAGCGCTGATGTGCTCTGGCCAGGCTTTGTGGGAGAGGTGGTACTGGACACTGCCGGCAACGTCAAGAGTTACGTCCTGGAATACCGGGTGTCCGACGACACGAGCGCCTATATCTACCGCAAAGAAGTCGATGTGGACGCTATTCGCTACTACAAGGATAGGGAGCCGTTCGATTACGGCTCAGGCACGGTCGTCGAAAACCCCTACGGCTTTGTACCGGCGGTATGGATCAAGCACATTGACCTCGGCGGCGTACACGGGTCCCCTGCGATCTCCGGGAGCCTGGGCAAGATTGACGAACTCAATAACCTCGTCTCTCACCTGCACGACCAGGTGCATAAAGTGATCGGCGCGCCGGGTATCCTGTGGAGCCAGGGTGCCATAGGCAAGCTCTTTGACCAGGCCAAACGCGTCCCCTCTGATCAGCAACTGAACCCCTCGGAAGACCAGGAGTCCGTGCTGCTGCTCAAAGGCCCGGAGGGCGGGCGCTTCGAGAGTTTAGCAGGCAACCTGGACTTAGCGGCAGTCGATACGCACATAGGCCGGCTCCTGGATGAGATTGAGCAAGATCACCCGGAACTGACGTTCTACAAGGAACTGCGCGCTATGTCGCAAGTCACCGGCCCTGCTGCATCGCGTTTGGTGGGGGATGTGACCTCGCGTTTCGGTGAGGCGGCGGCCATCTACGACCAGGCCAACATCAAGCTCTTCCAGATGGCGGTAGCGATCGCAGGTTTCCGTGCCAATAGTGGCGCGTGGGGGACGCTCAACCGGCAACAACAGAAGTTCACGCCGTTCGACCTGGACTCCTACCGGCGCGGTGACCTGGACATGGCGATCATGCCCCGGCCTCTGCTGGTCCCCACGCGCGGAGAGATTGCGAGCGAGAATGCGAGCTTCTGGAAGGGCGTCGAGTCGGCGGCGCAAGCGGGCATTCCTGCTGAGTTTGTCTTGCGTGAGGCGGGCTATACCGATGACAAGATCACGCAGATAGAGACGCTTAAGAACGCGAAAATACAGGCAGAGCAGGCGGCGGTGGGCACGCCCGCTTCTACTCCACCGCAGGCAGGCGCTACGCCTGCTCCAAGTGTAACGCCTGTGGCACCCGCCGCCAAGCCGTGAGAGGATGTATGATCAAAGCCACGTCCAAGATCGATGTACGCGTCATCCCGCTGGAATGCATCCAAATCCGTGAATTTCAGCAGAGATATCCAGAGAAGCTGAACCTGTACATGACATTGCTCGAAGAGCATCCAGGCGAGTATGCAGGCTTTCTCTCAGTCACGCCGTCTGATACCCATCCTGGTATGTACGCGCTGCTGGACGGACACACGCGTTTCTGTGCATCGATTATGACCGGTCGATCCGATGCGCTATGCATAGTGATCATTGAGGAGGCTAGTTGATGAGTAGACGCAACAGCCGCTCTCAACGGCAGTACAGCGAAAAGGCCGACCCCAATATCGCCGTGGTTGTCGCGCAGCAAGGCGTGGCTGCCCCTGCCACCATGCCGCGCAACATGCGCGCGTACATCGCGGAGATTGCCAGATCGTTCCCGCAGGTGGAAGTCACGAGAGAGCAGTATAGAGATTTGTTGAGGGCAAAGCGATGACCTGGACAATGACGCATTGCCACATTCCTCTATCACCTGAAGACATTGAAGAAATGGAAGTGAGCGTGGACCTGCTCAAGCAACTACAGGAAAAGCCGGAAAGGTTTTTGATGTTGTTTCAACCCAGGTTCACGCATTTCTCATGGTTTAGTGACGTGCTCTTCGAGAAGATATGTAAACTGGTCAAAAAGGAAGCGATCAAGGAAGTTGCATCACTTGAGGCACAGTTGCAAGCACAACGAGAGAATTGTTGAGGGCGAAACGATGAGCGAGCATAGAGAAGAGCATGTTGCACGGATTTGCATCAGGCAAGAAAAGGATTATCCCAACTCTCCTCTTGATGTCCATAGACCGAGAGAGGAGCAAGGATGGTGGGATATCACGCTGAATGTGCTCGTTCGTGACGATAGACTTGTCGAGGTGGCAATTGAAGCTATAAGGAAGGCGCCATGAGTGATTGGTACAGGTTCTGGACGGATGGGCCGGTCCGCCGCTTCATCTTTGAGCACACGAAACGGAGCATTCGTCTCATCGATGCATTCTTTGATAGCTTGAGCGGGTGAGCCATGAGAGAACAGTTGAACAGGGTAACACGCTGGTTTCCATCTGACCCTGCGCGTGAGCAGGTTTGGGCACAAAACAGAGCAGATGAACAATTTGAATGGGACTGCAACCAGGCCAAACTCTTAGGCTTCACCGTCTCACCAATCAGGCGAAGTTTGCGTAATATAACCGATGAGGATGGCAGGCCGTACATGTGCCACTACTATCTCAGGGCAGTTATAGATGGGCCAGAGCAGGAAATGCAGCACTTGAAAGATATCATTGACAAGAAATGCCCGCCTGTCTATGCGGAGTTACTAGAGAACAGAGACTTGTTGAGGGCCAAACGATGAAGGAAGATATGAGCGACGGGGAGAAACAGCTAGCGCGAGCGCTTTGGTGGTGTACGCCGTGCCTTGAGGAGAGGCACGGCGACTGTGAGATGCCGTGTGGGTGTACGCTTCACCCCCATACAGGGAAGTGGAACCCGTATGTACGCCTTGGGCCTGCGCATCAGTTTACCGATGAACAAAAAGCGCAGATCAAGGCATACGTAGAGGGGCAAAGCCATGAGTTGTGATTGGGGCTATCGCTGTAAAAAGGACGGCGCTACAACCGAGACGTGGTTCAATCACGGTGAAACCATTCTCAGGAGTATTGTTGCGTGCTACCCGCTTATCACGCAGTTACAAGAAAAGGATAAGAGCGGTTTCATCGAAGTACACATCCTTGGCCATGCATGGGTAGAGGAAGACCTGTGGGATTTCTTACGCGAGCACGTGGAGCATGGCATTGAACTGCTGAACGAATACGGTGAAAGTGCGCCGCTAGAAGAAGACGAGCCATGACCTCGAAGATACCACCACTGTCGCCTGAAGAGCTTGAGGAACTAGAGGTCATGCTCGTAATCCTCAAGGAGTTGCAGGAAAAGCCAGAGCGATTTCTGTTGTTGTTCCAGCCACGGCTTATCCGTTTCTGGTTTTTCAGCGAACGCTTGTTTGATAAGATGTGTAAGCTCGTCAAAAAGGAGGCGACGCTAGAGGCTACCCGACTCGAAGCGCAATTGCACTACGATGTAGAGCAGAAAGTGAAGCAGCCATGACCGTAGAAGACGCCGCCAACGCCGTGGCCTGGTGGCTGTGCCGTCAAATGGTCACGCTCATGCCGGAGGTGTTTGGCAGGGAAACAGCGCCCGAGCATTTCAGGATCGGCGTGGTACAGGTGACACCCGAGCCGAGAAAGCGCGTGTTTGAGCTGGTACCGCTGGATAGTGCTGATTGCTATGAAGTCAAAGAATTGGAGCAATAATGCCAGAACAATCTGAACCACAGCCACAAGCGGGCGTTCCCTCGCTTGAATTTAGGGTGGCACCCGAGAGTGCCACATTTATCTTCACGCTCGGCAATGGCCTGTCCATTCAGCAAGTCGTGCATGCAGAAGCCATGAACCAGATAGAGAAGGTATGGCGAGAGAGTCGCAAGCAACTCATGGCCCAGCAACAACTTGTGGCCGATGTGATGCGTACAAGGCGCTAACATGTTCTGCACATGTTCTGCACATGATAAGAAAGTGAGGTGATCAATGGGGTATCCAAGTAAAGGGACGCCAAAGGATAAACGGCTCAGTCGCAATAAGCCCGCGCCGGCAAAAACACAGCCGAAACCGGCAACGATGCCAGCAAAGAAAGGGAAGTAGGAATGTCAGATTTAGAAGATATAGTTTTTCAAGGGCTTGGTGAAGCTTCAATGTGTTGGAGCGAAACACCAAAAGGTGTATTTGATAGCGTGAATGCGAAGCGGATAGGTGAAGAGATTATGCAGGCTATCAAGCAGCATGAACATGACTTCGATATGCGATTCGGAGAATATGACCTTGTGCGCTGGTGTCGTCATTGCGGCTTGACGTTTGTTGCCTATCGCCCATCTCCCTATAAGGAGTTTTCCACCTTTCGGCAAGTCAAAGATGAGGAAGCAGCAGAGTTTCTTATCAATCAATCATAACAAGCAGCTATTGCTAATAGCAGAAAGATAATGTACAATTATGACACAGACACCACCAACCGATCCGCCGGGGCAGACGCCCCCCGGAACGGACCCCCCCGGGCAGACGCCCCCACCGCCTGGACAGACGCCCAGCGGTTCACAGAAGACCTCTATTGAGAGTTTGCCTGCCGATATTCAGGAGTACATCGCACGACTGCGAAGCGAGGCTGAAGAGGCAAACAAGCAGAAAAAGGCTGAGGCAAAGGCCAAGCAAGCGGCTGAAGAAGCACGACTCGCGGAAGCCGGGCAGTTCAAGGAACTCGCTGCTGCCCATGAAACCCGTGTGAAAGAGCTGGAGCCGATTGCTCAGAGCTATGCCAAACTTGCCGAAACGATCAATGCGCAAATTGACGCCGAAACCAGGGAGTGGCCCAAAGAAGTCAAAGCCCTGCTGGCCTCAACGGATAGTGCCGTGGAGCAGCGTTTAGAGCAAATGACCAAACTGCGCCCGCTCCTGGAGAAGTTGCAGGCGCAGGCCAAAGGGCAAAATCCAGGCAACCGGCCCAATCCGCCGCCCGCCGGCAGCGACAACCGCAACCAGAACATCGACGAGCTGCGCCAGCGCTACCAGGCATCGCGGGGCAATCCTTTTTGAGTTGAGGACGTAATGGAACAGGTGACCAAAGACAGGGAGAAGCGTGCGCAATCAGACGAGCGTACCCCGATCTTTTGTCCAGAGACGCATAAACTCCTCGCCAGGCGAGACGAGCGCGGTCTCTATCTCTGGTGTCGCGGGTGTCACTGCGAGCATTTCATCGGCGAGGAACAGGTGATCAGCGCGAGACGCTGATGTGCGCGCGCGTACAACAGAAGAACAACCGGAGCCATGAGCCATACAACGAATTCGTTCGGTATGGCTCATTTTTGTTGCCATACCTCTACTACTGTCGGGAGACAGAAGGAGAGCTATCTTGGCAGATATCGCAAAAGTGGGGTCGCCCACCCTCAGTACACTTGGACCCTCCCCAGGTTCCAACAAGCTTCCCACCCTCTACGCAGGCGAGGCCGTAGCCGCCGGGGACGCCTGCTACATCAAATCAGACGGCAAGGTGTGGCGGTCTACCGGGACAGCCGCTAACGCCGCCGCCAAAGTCAACGGCTACGCGGCTACCGATTGCCCGTCGGGTGAGGCTATCACCTTGCTCTTCCATGTCGTCTTCCGCTACGGTTCAGGCCTTACCCCCGGCATCCAGGTCTTTCTTTCCGCAACTGCCGGGGCAATCGCGGACGCCGCCACTACCGGCGGAACCTCACCTATCGGGTTTGTTGTCGATGCCACGCGCATCTATCTCTACCAATCACGGTACTAAGGGAGGAGACGTAGATGGCATTTGGAACACTTACCCGATTTGATACGCTGGCCACGGCGTTTAACACCACGGTCGCCATATTTGGCGAAGACCTGGCCTGGCAGGCTATCCAGGAAGCCTTAGATGCGCACAATCAGCAGTTGAACGAGTCGATGGGCGAGTTCGTCGAGTCCTCCACTGATCGGCTTCGCCGCTACGGCGGACCTGACTCCATGGCGATGGAAGAGATGGACGAGTTCGGCACCCCCGATGCGCAGAAGATCGGTGCGGGCGTGACGTGCGCCTTCCCGCTCAAGTTCTACGGCATCGCGCTCCAATGGACGCGCCTCTTCTTCCTGAACGCGAAGGCATCTGAGCTGGCGGCACAGATCACAGCATCACAGGACGCCGATATCAAGGCCGTCCAGCGCGAACTCAAGAAAGCCTTGTTCCTGTCCAGCAACTACACCTTTATCGACCGGCGCATCGATGGCATCTCACTCGGGGTCAAGGCCCTCGTCAACAACGACGGCGCGGCTATCCCGATAGCGCCCGATGGCACGACCTTTGCCACCTCGCACAACCACTACCTGGGAACGGCCAACGCCTGGTCGGGCGCAACCGGCGCGCAGGTCCAGGCCGACGTGGACGCGCTGACCGCAACCGTGCTTGAGCACTTCCTTGCTGGAACGACAACCGTCTACATCAATCGCGCGCAAGAGACGAAGATGCGCGCCGCCACGAACTTTACCCCGTACGTGGATGCGCGGCTGATCATGGGAGGTGGACTTACAACCGCGATTGCCAAAGGCAGCCTGGATGTCTCCAACGTAGCCAACCGCGCCATTGGCATCAACGGCCCGGCGGAGATCTGGGTCAAACCCTGGATTCCCTCGGGGTACGTCGCCTGTGTCCACAGTGGCGGGGGTGGTAACGCGCTGGTGCGACGCACGCGTATCGGCGGCGGGGGTAATCTTGATGTGCTCTACGAGAACGAGATGTACCCGCTACGCGCGCGTGCCCTGGGCCGCGAGTTCGGCTTTGGCGTGTGGAACCGCGTGGCGGCGGCCTGCCTCGACATCACCAACGCTTCCTATACCAATCCAACAATTACCTAGACACATGCTGTCATAGGCGGGCTAGATACTCGCCTATGACACATTGGAGGGCAAATCAATGGCTGAGAAGAAAGATGCAGCGACGGCTTCTGAGGAAGCGGCTCCGCTTGTACCGGAGCCCGCCGTACCCGCTCACAAAGAAGATCCGCCCGGTGGGAAGTTCTTCACCGCCGACGGCATCATGGTCAATTGCTGGAATCAGCATATCGACGAGAACGGCAAAGTCCTGGATGAGACGCCTTTACCGCGGGGATGAGTTGTGAATAGAAACGCTGCTTTGAATTACCTGCTCGCAGAATACGCGGAACTGGCAACCGATAGCGGACTCTCCGATGTGCAGTTCACGACGGCCTACACGACGGCTATCGATATGGCGCTCAGGCAGTTGGGGTATGCGGAGAGTGATCTCCCGACAACCGACGTGCCACAGCCGCAAATTGCAAGCTACCTGGCGCTTTTGCACTACTACGCGCTGAAGCGCTATGCGCGGGTATTTGCGCTCAGGGTGAATGTCAGCATGGCCGGCGTGCTCTCCGTCTCGCGGGAAGCCGCAGCGACGCAGGTAAAAACGCTCCTGGACGATGCGGAGAAAGAAGTGGTCGCCCTTGGCTTTCCGGTGGGCGAGCATGCCGTGGCGTTCAGTCTTGGGCGCATGGGACTGGACTTCTTAGAGCCAGGCTGGGGGGAGTTTTAGATGGACACAGGGGCAAGTGGATTGCCCCTGTTTCGCAGCCATCCCAGAGGCGAGGTATAGAGGCATTGGGCTATCGTCGGCCCAGACCGCCACTTACGCCAAGAGGAGTATAGCACATGCTTTCACCCTACGAGAAAACCTGGATACCTGCCCTGGTCGCAGATTCGCTTGATCAGAGCCTGCCGCTCTATCACCGGACGGTTGCCAAAGACAGCTACGGCAACGACGTGGAGACCTATCCGGGGTA